CTAAATGCTTCACAAAGTTTTAACTTTAGCAAAACTACACAACCTGTTAACACAAATGCAAATTGGGGATTACGTAGAACTAATAGTGCTACAAACAATTACGGATCGTCAAACGATCCTAATACACAAGTTTACGAATATGCACTTGACGGCGCAGGTGTAGATATAGTAATTCAAGATACTGGAATACAAGCAGATCATCCAGAATTTATAGACGGAGGAGCAGCAGTTGATCCAGAATATAATAACGGTGCAATTAGTAATGTTACGGGTGATGGTAGTGACTTCTTTAAACGGGAAGTTACAACTAACGGTGTAAGAATTATGGGTGCTGGCACAGTAGGCGGACAAACAGCAGTTCCAGATGCGTGGCTAGAAAAAGTAGCACGTATGTTTGAATTGTTTACAGATACAAATGGCGCAGGTATTAACGAAACATTCCAAAGAAACTTAATTAAAACATTAAGTGGTGATGCAGGAACATATCACGCAGGACTTCCGACTATACAAAGAGTAGCAAGAGGTGCTGGAGCAGATTATACTCCAAACTTCCTAACTGATGCAGGTGTTATTAGTTGGAACCTAACTAACCTGTTTGATACTCACGTACAAAATGATATGGTGTGGTACTTAAACTCAACTGGTGATGGTTATGGCGATGGCGACATAGATGCACAAGAAGTTATTGAACACGTATTGCATACATTACATATGCACGGTTTACCTGCAGATGACATAAAATTATATGAGTTCTTAGCCGCTGATTGGCAGTCAGGTGATTTGTATGCGGCAATGGAAGAAGCATACGATGCCGGCAAGTGGGATCCATCAGGTTACCTAGCAAATCCAGATGATTGGAAAACAATCGCAGATGCGTTTGAAGTAGCGGCAAAAGAATACTTGTATCTACTAAACTTTTGTATGTTTGAATACACAGATTTATGGGATGGCGGAAGCCTTGCTCCAGAGTGGACAGACGATATGCGTACCCAAACAGGCATTCAAGCAAATAACCCATTAGGTTATGCGTTCCACAACACATACATTGCTCCAGTTATTAGTAAGCCATCACTTGCTACTATTAGAAGCATATTCCAAGATGGCAATACACCGGCACAAGACAATCCGACCCTGGCAGGTGCGTCAGGCTATGTTGTTTCTTCAAGTGGAGGAACATCTCGTGTACAACAAATTGACTGGTTTACTGCTAGTGGATTACCTGGCGCAATGCCAACTAATCATTATACTGACTTTCATGGACACGGTACACACTGTGCAGGTATTGCAGCAGGCAAAACATACGGCTTTGCCAAAGGTGCAGCAATATATGCAATGAAGGTTGACGGTTTACAAGGACCAACTGATCCTAATGGCGGCATATCAATTGCAGATTGTTTTGATACAATTAAAGAATGGCACAACAACAAAACAAATGGACGCCCGACTATAGTTAATATGAGCTGGGGATATAGCGGTACTCGTACACAAACAAACCCAACAGGCGGCACCTATAGAGGAACACCTTGGACTTACAATGGAGAAACTGGTAACGAACTTTGGGCAGCATATGGTATTGTTCCGCAATTAAATAGCGGCGGCCTTGTAGCTAGACGTATACCAGTAAGAGTAGCATCAGTTGATACTGATATAGAAGAACTTATTGATGCTGGTGTACATGTTGTTATTGCAAGCGGAAATTCATATTACAAGATTGATGAGCCTACAGGCGATGATTATAACAATCAGGTAGATTTAGGAAATGGTAACGAAACTTATCACCGAGGTAGTAGTCCTTATTCAACAGAGGCATTTATAGTAGGTAATATAGATAGTACTACTACAAGCATTAGCGGAACACCAAGAGACAAAACAGCCGGAAGTAGTTGTAAAGGTCCTGGAGTAAATATTTGGGCACCAGGAACAGATATAATAAGTTCAGCTAGTGGAACAACAGTTTTTGGCGCTTCAACAGGTGCCTACGATGATAACTTTAATCTAGCAAACATAAGCGGCACAAGTATGGCAGCGCCACAAGTTGCTGGATTGGCATGTTTGCATTTACAAGTAAAACCTAAACTAACACCAGCTGAATTGTTTAATAGAATTGTTGCTGATACAAAGGCAGAAATATACGATACTGGGCTTGATAACGATTATAGTGCATTTTCAACATCAATTATGGGATCTGCAAATAGAATGCTTTACAGTAAATATGGTATACAACCTATTACTGTTGCAAGTAATATAACTAACACAAACGTAAATACAGGATAAATATAAAAAAGGATTAATTATGGCTAAATTTGATTTTCCAACATCACCAAGTGTGAATGACGTATATACATCAAATAATACAACTTGGCAATGGGACGGAACAGCATGGAATGTTGTGACTACATCAGCACCTTTAGCGGCACAGAATGTTTGGACAACAATTAATTCAGATAGCGGCCAAACAAGTGCTAATACTACAAGCGATGAACTTACTATTACAGGCGGAACTGATATAGGTACTGCTATAGTAGGAGATGTAATTACAATTAACTACACAGGTTCAGGCGGCGGCGGAGGCGGAAGCAGTTATACAAACTCTGATGTTGATACACACTTGAATACATCTTCGGCAAGCACCAATGAAATACTAAGCTGGAACGGCAGTGACTATGCATGGGTAGCTGACCAAACTGGTAGTGGTGGCGGTGGTGGCTCTAGTACATTTAGTGGTACTACTGATGCTACAGCAGCAGGACTAAATGTTGCTAAAATATATGAACCTGCTATAGCTATGTTACGAGTTGATAATGTAGGAGCAACTTCTTATACATTTGAACCGCATTATTTAGGTAATAATCCTACAATATATGCACTAAGTGGCACAACAATTGCATTTGATTTGACTAATGTTGGCGGACATCCTTTTGAAATACAAGACGGGTCAGGAACAGCATATAACACAGGTGTTGTTCATGTCAGTACAACAGGAACAGTTACAACTGGTGCAGCAGCCCAAGGTAATTCAAGCGGGGTGTTATATTGGAGAATACCAGAAACACTATTTGGATCATATAGATATCAATGCCAATCTCATGTTTCAATGGTTGGTGCAATTAGCCTTAAAAGACTAAGCGTTATTTGATTTATTATAATCGTCAAGCAACTTTCTAGCTTGAGCTCTTATAATATTCATCTGTGTTCTTGGCTCTTGCATTAAAGCAGGCGTAATATGACCATTAGGATTAGTAGTATGGCCGACATCAATCATGTCAACTAATTCAACTAACTTGTCAGTAAGCATATTTAGGTCTGCTTTAATTTTTTGATCTTTAACTTTCTTTGCAGAATCTCTAAGCGTCTTTACTTCTTGCATATGCTTAGAATGTTTTTGTAATTTAGGTAACATCTTTATTCCTTAACTCCTGAGGGCACAATATAAAATTCATCATTCTCTACATTATTACTTACCTCTGATATACTACTTTGAGCATTTAGTGCAGTAAGCTGGTAGGGCTTATTTGTATTTATATTAAATGTAGAGCCTTCTGTTAGTTCAATATCGTACATTTGACCATCTGCTGTATCAATATGCCTTAATTGAAATGTACCTGAATTTACAAAAAACGTTTTTAATGTATTGTTATGATATTGCATAGGTGTTCTACTACCTGCTTCTTTAAACACTAAAATCTTACCTTTGTATAATTCAGTATTTGCCCAAACTATTTCATTACCCCATTCATGTTGTACAACATTGCCGTCCATTACAAATATCCTATTAATTTAAAAACTGTATCTAATTTTGTTAAGTTTGTTTTGCTAGTAAGTGTATTTCTTAATCCGTGATGTAATGGCTTAGGCCATTTTCCTAATTCGACCCAAGCATAACCATTGTGTTCACTATTAAGTACAGGTAAAAACTCGTTGTCAATAACACACAAATATGTATGAAACAAGAACATTTCGTCATTAGATATAAATGTTTCTAATGGAATAGTTTTTTTGATTTCAGGCAACGACCCTATTTCTTCTACAATTTCTCGCTGTAGTCCTTCCCAAGGTGTTTCTACACCTTCGTTGGTTCCGCCAACAAGTCCCCACATATTACTACGTTTACCGTTAGCTCTATGTAGAAGTAAGAATCTTTTTGTAGATAACGAATAGAATAGTGCTCCGCTACAGATTATTTTTTCACTCATAAAAATAATTATCCGTAGAGGTCTACTCTCCAGCTTCCTATTGGATATTCACCGTCAACACTTGCAAACCAAGATCCGTTGCTAAATCGGTATTGAACACCAGTAGTTAAATTTGTAGTATAAGAAGTTTCAGTAACTTCGCTAGAATCAAATACTATACTCCAATTCGTGCCGCTCCATTCAACTATATCATTAGCATCGGCTACAAAATTAACACCGCCAGCATTTTGCCAAGCAGCAGGACCTTCTGTATTATCAGCGTCACCTATAGATTCTAATAATAGTATACGTGTTCCGGCTACTTTTACTGAAGTAGGATTAAATGTAAGAGGATCAATAATATAATCAATACTTGTACGGTCGCCATTTGGACCACTTATAACAGTATCGTCTGGAAAACTATCTTCGTCCCAATTAATAATTAATTTAGTTTCGTCTAGTGTGTTAATACCTATAGTACCTGTAATTAGTACATTAGTATCTTTGTTAGTTAAGAAAATTCTAGAAATATCTGCTTTATATGTTCCTGGTAAGTTTTCAACTAATCCTCGCCAACTGTATTGACCAACAGCACCTCTTGCAATAATTTGTGCTACGTTTCCAGATACATATACACCCATTCTTTGATAGTTAGTATTGGCCATTTGATCAGCAACTTCTGTAGAAGTTTTTGTACCATAATCACCAGTAGTTGAGCCTGGTGTTGGAAAGTCGTCGTAAGCTGATAGTTCTGGAAAACTTTCACCTAAATCAATAGTACCTTTATTTTCGTCAAACATACTTGTAATAATATTTGTAATAGCACCCATACGTTTAACTTTTGCTGGAGGACTAATATAAATTGGCGCACTTAGGGTAAGTGTTGCTATATCAATTTCGCTGTCAACTCCAACTGGAATACTTCTATTTGTAAATTGTAAGTTTTCTAAATTTACAACTGATAAACTTGTCCAGTCTATATAATTATCTGTAGTTTGTATTTCCAAACTAGGATTAAATAATACTAATATTTGTTCTAGTATTTGTAACTTTTGATCAGTATTACTAGTCCAAATATCTACATTGACACGTAGTAAATATGGGGTTGGCATAATTCTTTCTACAGTATAACTTTTGCCTTTGTAATTATTATATTCTTGATTATCGTCATCGTATGCACGTTCAACTATATTTGTTTTTCTAACATAGGTTGCATCTGCAAGTCTGTCTCTATCCATTTCAAGTGCAGTAATATAAACTGCCATACGTGGCGCACTAGGTAATTTATTTTCACTATTATCTCTAATAATATTTGAAACTTGTCTTGTAAGATCACCGTACATAACAGGTACTTGCTTTAATGTACCATCCATGTCAATTGAAAAATTACTACATAGTCTAATTACCTGTGTAATATATCTTCTAATTTGTCCGTCATAAAAATGCAGCATTAGTTATCCGCCTTTGGTTTAAGTGCTTTTGATAAACTCTGTCTTTCTTCAATTGTTTCACCATCAATATCATTTGTAGCTTCGTTGTTAATAAATTGTGTTTTGTAGGTATTTCTTACAATCTCATTGCTCATTGTCATTCTTACATCTTGTGCTTGATTAACCCATTTTCTGCCATCATATCTAAATAATCTATTTGGCAAGAAGTCTGATCTTAAAAAATAGTCGCCTTGTTCAGCTTGACGTGGAAATTGTATACCCATACCGTAAGGAGCTCCGTTTGGTGCATCTTTTGTGCCTAACAAATAGCCACTATATCCTGCTCTATCTGGACGATCAGTGACTTCAGATGCATCAGTTGAAATATTACTTGCATCTAAATCAGCATCGTCTGCTGTCTTAAGATTAACAGTGCCGTCATCATTATATGCAACAGAATAGTAATGACTTATATCATACCCACTAAGTGGAGCATCTGCTTCTGCTTGTTGTACTACAGCATTATTAATTTGCATCTCTTTTTCATATGTTGACAAAACATCTCTAAGAGTATTACCACCTGGCTCTTCTTCATTAGCAGGTAAATCTAATATTTCTTTGAACTCTTGTCCATCGTATATTTGCTTTAATTTAAGTCTATATAGATGCGGATACCATGTTGGCGAAAAGCCTTCTGCTGCACGATTAACATCTTCAACTACATAGAATCTTTTAAGTGCAACACTATAATCATTTTCTGCGTATTCGTCTTTCAAATGCGGCAATTCAATAACATCACCTGACATAATTTTCCTACCAAGGGTCTTTACACTACTGTTAATGTGTATAGTCATCATTAATGTATCATTACTTAGAAATAATCCAAATTGACTTAAATCAAAGTCAATATCTTGAACATTGTAAATAGCTCGCATTTCATAAATATCCGGATCATATTTTCTATCTCTATTTTCAAGAAATAATAGGTCCTGTATATTAGATTCTGATGACTGATCATACCTTGGTTGATCAGCAGTTGCATCTGATTCATTAGGGTTTGATGCTCCAATATATTTGTGTATATTGATATCTGTACCACCGATAGTAAACATCTCTAGAATTTGGTTATCTAGAAATTTGTAATCAGCGCCACGTTCGGGTTTATATAATGATAGTCTTGGCATATACATATTTAGCTAAATACTAATGGAGAATATATATGTCGAATTTAGTAACTCAGAAACAAGAAGTGTTTGATTATGTTAATGCCTTCCTCGGAGGTGGCATGATTGATGTTGAACTTGATCCAATACATTATGAAACAGCTTTGCAAAAGGCATTGAGTCGCTTTAGACAGCGTTCAGATAATTCAGTAGAAGAATCATACTTGTTTATGCCTACAGTAGTAGATCAAAATGAATATACATTACCGCATGAAGTAATGGAAGTACGAAAGTTATTTCGTAGATCAATTGGTTCAAGAACCGGCGGCGGAGATGGCGGTAGTTTATTCGAACCCTTTAACTTAGCATATACAAATACATACTTGTTGTCAGGATCTAAAATGGGAGGTCTAGCAACGTATGATATGTTCTCTCAACATCAAGAACTAGTAGGTAGAATGTTTGGATCATTTATTGAGTTTACTTGGAATAATACAACTAAAAAATTAACATTACTACAACGCCCTAGAGCAGAAGAAACGCTGCTAATATATGCATACAACTTACGTCCTGATTCAGAATTATTAAACGATTATCTAGCAAAACAGTGGATTAAAGATTATACATTAGCAGGCTGTAAATATATGTTAGGCGAAGCACGTAGTAAGTTTGCTACAATCGCAGGTCCACAAGGTGGTTCAACACTTAACGGTGATTCGCTCAAAGCAGAAGCACAAGCTGAAATGGAAAAGCTAGAACAAGAAGTATCAATGGCAGTTCCAGGCGGAACTGGATACGGATTCTTAATCGGATAAAACGGTTGACATACTGGCTTATGTAGTATATACTGTAAAGTATATTCAGTAAGGAGTCTTTAGTGTTACCCAAACTATTAGTCGTAGGACATGGCCGTCACGGCAAAGATACTGTATGCGAAATGCTAGAAGCATACGGATACACATTTCAATCATCAAGTAAATTTTG